TTGACCATCTTCAGGCTGTATTCCTGCCCGTTGATGGCCCCGCTTTCAGGGACGATATCGTAGGCATATCCAGCGGATACGCTGCGCTTCGATCCGTCCTGAATTCGTGCGATCGCGTCACCGTCCCAGATCGACAACTTGCCGATCAGATCGGGCACATCGAATGAGACGTTGTTGACTGCGCCCACCGTGATCTCTCGCGGGTGAGCGTCGGCGCTGACCGGCTGGTGGATCTCGATCAGCGGCTTGCCGTTCATGCTCGCTGCGGCATCGCGCAGGGCATCGGCGTCACGGTAGACCTGATACAGCACGTCAGGCTTGAGCCCGAGGCGTTCGGCGTCCTTGATCTCGCTGCCCCAATAGGGCGAGACTACGGCTGCGCTGAGAATGCACCGCTCGACGTGTAGATGGCCGTCATCATCGACCCGTCTGACGGATCGGTCGAAGGCCATGACCTGCTTTGTCATCAGTCATCAAATCCTGGGATGATCGGCTTGGAGACACACCGGCAATTCGGCTCGGAGCCGGGGAAAATCCAATGCCCGTCGATGTAGGCGCCCTTGTCGAGCCGGTAGCGCAGCTTGTCGCGCCCAGCCTTGACGTGGCTTTCTCGCGGGTGCTTACCGCCGTGTGAGTGCTGCCAGATGGCTTCAGTGATCCCGAGCCCCATCTGACGGGTGCGGGTCATGGCCTCGCCAACTTTGCGGTTCTGGTCGCGGGCGATGAAGGCAGCGCGGCGGTGGGTGATGCCGTATCGTTCCTTGAGTTCCGCCGTCAGGGTGCCGAGATCGCCGCCACGCAGGGCAGAGCTGTAAACGGCTTGCCCTACGTCCTTCAGATATTGCTCAGGGATCGATTTGATGAGCGTTACGTTTTCGGCTGCGGATAGCGCCGCTTGTTCGCGCATCGCCAGCGTCGGCCTGAACTTGATCGCAAACCCGTTGCGTTGCAGGTCGAGGCTCAGTTGCCGATCTGCATGTCCCTGAGCCTGCTTCACGAAGCGACGGGCCAGTTCCTCGGCAACCTCGTTGAATCGCGTCCGCCAGCGCGCTGTGAGCTTGTTCATGATGCCTTGCAGCACCGAGGCGGGGGAGGCGTCCTGAGCCACCTGCGGCTCGATCTTGCGGTAGTTCGCCTTGACCCAGTAATCGACGCTCGCGGCCATTTCCTCGACCAGAACGGTCAGGGCTTTGCGGTAAGCGGCTTCCACTCCGGCGTTCGGGCGCTGCGGGGCGAGTATCCGCCCTTTCGCGCTGTCGCACCGGAGTTTTGTCACTCTTCACTCTCCGCCTTGCTCAGCAGTCCCGACATGCTGCCGTCTTCCAGATCATCGTCCGGCTTTTCGGGCGCGGGGCCTGTCAGGTTCACATTTCGGTAGATGCTGGTGTCGTCCGTCGCTTCACGCTCGCGAGCCTCGTCAGGCGATAGTTTGCCTGAGACGATGTTCACGGCGTCGGTGTCTGCCTTCAGCTTCTCGACCTCGGCAGCCTGCTTTTCGTCCATCTGCCAGAGGTGGACGAACTCGTAATCGATATCCGGGTCGATATCGCCCCAGAGATGGATTTGGACGAGGTTGAACATCCACCGCAGCGTCGGCTCGATCTGGTCCGCCTGCCATGCTGCGATCTCATCGTAGAAAACTCTCACCTCTCCATCCGACGAGGCGTTCAACCCGGTCGGCTGGATGCCGAACAGCTTCACCAGCGGGATGCCGGGGATCGACGCCATGGCTTCCATGGCCTGCGCCAGCAACTCGTTCAGGCCGCCGAGCGGGGTAGCGAGGATCTTGGCGTCCTCTTTCTCCTTGTCCGCAACGATCGTGTCCTGACCATCCGAGATGGACTGAAGCAGGTTGGCGCGCCCGGTCAGCGAGCTTGGGTTGATATCGCCATAGTCCGCATGCTGCGGCGTGGCCATGTTCCCGAACATATCGGTAAGCAGGACCAGCTTGGAGAAGTTGGCCGCGATGCTCGACACGCTGTTGCGCAGGCGCAGGAAGTTGTGAACGTAGGTCTTGAGCTGCTGCGTGAGCGAAAGGCCGCCGAAGTTGAAGGCAGGCGCCAGCATCTGCGAGACGGGGAAGGGAACCAGGCTCTTCATGCGGGAAGAATGAACCCGCGAACCCTGAACCCACCAGACGGATGGCTTGTAGAAGTCGTCACGCAGCGGCGTATCGGCGTTGTAGTTGGCCGGCGTCGTCCAGATCGGTTCAACGTTCGCAAATCTGCGAAGAGCGCCCCGTTCCATGCCGGTCTTGTTGACGCGCAAGGGCTTTTCCTGGTCCAGCGCGCCGTACCCGAGATCACCAACGTCAGCCCAGACGTGACCGATGCCGTAGCCCAGACCGTGCCGTATCTGCTCGCAGATTACCTCGCGGACGTTGAACGACTTGAAAGCCGTCTCGATCTCGGAAATGCGCTTGGCAGCGGCTTTATCGTCGCCGGGCTCTGTCGTCTGCTTCTTGCTGCGGAACCTGATCCACTCGCGGGTGCATTCCTTGGCCAGCACGTCGACCGGCTTGCGGAATTCGGCCCGCTGCATCATCTGGGCGAGATACGGATAACCCTGAAAGCTCAGGCCGTCCGCGATGTAGCCTTCGATGATTCCGATGTTTCCGCCAACCCACGCACCGAACCCGGCGGGCAGGGACATGGCATCGTCCATAGCGATATCGGCGCCACGTACGCCGGAAGGCGGCTGGTAGGGCTGGAACGACTGAGCAGCCGCATCGATCCGCGCCTGTTCAGCAAGGCAAGCGTCCTGCGCAAATCTTGCGAACGAGATGCGCGGCTCTTTCTTCTCGGCAGGACGCGGCTCTACTCGCACCGCCGGTGTTGCGGCCTTGCGGGTGAACCAAGCTGCCATGAAAGGGCCTATCGTCTGCGGTTGGGTAAGGCGTTGAATGCGGAGAAGTCGGGAGCCTTGCGGCGGTTCTGGATCAGTGGCGACAGGGCGTAGCGCAGGGCGTCGATGCCGTGGTTCCACTTGTCTTCTAGCTTGGGCAGGATCAGGCGCGCGTCTCGCGGATCGACCTTGTAGGAATACATGCGGAATTCCTTGGCGATCTGCTCGCAACGGGGATGCACCACGATCTTTCGAAACGCCTTGATGCGCTCGATACCGTCCTCGACGCTGCCTTTCCATTTCTCGGCTGGCATGATGCGAAAACGATGCCGGTTTGCCATATAGCTGATCGTTTCAGGACGCGCGCAGTCGGCCAAGATCGGCCAGTCACGCGAGCCCGGCACACGATCGAACAAAGCGGGCAGTTCGTCCATTTCGACGCCGAGACCGAACGCCTCTTGATCGATGTAGAGCACGTCATCATCAATGAATGCTCGAATGAGCGCCGTTGGATCTTGTGAAAAGCCCCAGTCGGCCCCGAAATAAAACCGGGCATCGTCCGGCGTCTCGAATTCCTCGAACGATACGCGATGACGGAATACTACCGCCTCGCTGATCGTTCTGCATTCGCCTTCCCAGACGTGCTCGTAAGCCTCCGGGTCGTGCCTGAGCAGCAGTTGCCGTTCGGCGTCCAGTTCAGGCGGGAACCAGGGATTGTCCTGCCAGCCAACCTTGCGGACCAGAGCGCCGTCCTCGTCCTGCAGCATCAGCATAAGCCGATGCATCGGATCGTCATCGTGCTCCGGGTTGTAGGTGAACCAGAGTTCGGACCCAGCCTTACGGATGGTCGGGATCAGGATATCGAGCGAGGACTGGCTGACCGTCTGGCCTTCCTCGACCCAGCAGATATCGACGCCTTCAGTCGATTTGATGCCCTGAATATTGCGGGCGAGACCTTTGAACAGGAATTCCGCGCCAGCCTTGGACGAGATGCTCGTTTCTTGCACCTTGAACCACGGTGTCAGGCCAAGGGCTTCAATCTGGTCAGCCAAGAGCCGCTTGACCGAATCATTGATTGAGTTCTGGAATTCACGAACGCATATAACGCGGATCGGACGGGTTGCTGCCAGCGCCACAAGAACACGCGCCACCGTCCAAGACTTGGACGAGCCGCGCCCACCATACCAGACCCGATAACGATACCCGCGCCCGAAGTCGCCGAACGCAGGCGGGATTTCAATTCTCGTCTGGCTCATCTTTTGATTGGAAAGGCGCGATCACCAGCGTCGGCATCTGCAACGGCGCTCCATCCACCCCCGTCATTTCCTGTGTCACCTTGTCGCCGTAAACTTTGGGTGCCCGCTTGCTCATGATCCACTGCATCGTCGTGATGTGAACTTTACGGGCCGCAGCGTCTTCGGGCGTAGCGCCGCGAGCCGCCTCTATAATCTCGTCTTCGTAAGCCTCGGTTGCACGCGCACGCGCACGCGCATACTTGCTACGGAAATCTTCATTCTCTGGACGGTCCAGCCAATCATAAACCGTCTGCTGTCCGGGCATATGCTCATCGAGACAAATCTTCCGCAGGCTTTCGCCTTCAATAATCCGCGTGCATATTTCATGCGAGATTTCATCGGAATAAATGGAAGGTCTTCCTACCGGCTGCGCTACCTTTCCCGGTCGCTTCGCCATGATATTTCCCTCGCCTGAATTTCCATTTCCCGCTGCACGCGCGCCCGAATTGCGGCCATTGCCGCCCGGTCAACTCGCCCGGTTCGTTCGTGCCGATCTGCACGGCGAACGACCATGGGGGCGCAACGTATCGTAGCCTTGCCACGCAAACCGAGCATCATGCTATCCGACCACGAGAGTTCGATATCTGATCGGTGATGCGTGCTCGCGTCCTCAATAACGGGGCAAGCTGCGGCATCTGTTCCGCAACACGACACAACGAGAAATCTGGCGTTATTCACGCGCAGGATATCTCCGCTGGAAGGTCGGGCCATAACGCTATGCACTTTTCGGGGAATTTATCGAACCATAGTGCAGTTCATGGCCAGATGTACAGCGTTAATTGCGCAGCTTTTCCCGCGTGTCTTTCTGGATTTTGCGCGCCGTTTTGTAAGCGTTGGGCAAAACCTGCAAAAGCTGCAGGGAACGTTGTCTGACCGCCTTGCTCGCGGTTGCATCATCCGCGCCTGGAAGCAGGATACGCCCTACCGATACGAACGAGTAATCGAAGAATAATACCTGGACGAGCAACGCATGAGCTGTGTCGCCAAGTATTTCTCGCACGAGTGAAACGCGCTCACCCGCAAGACCACGTGACACGGCGAAGGTGTGAACGTCGCCCTTGATGTAATCCGAGCCGGTCGGAGAGCACATGAAGTCGGAATATCCGTAGTCCGAGAATTGGTAATCGTTCAGCCAGCGTTCTGCCAAGGTTTCGGCCTCGCTGTCTATCTCCCCCGTTTTCCGCAACTTCAGAAGGTTCTGGCATTTTTTGCGGCTATCACGAGGGCCGGAATAATCCGGTTTCGCCATGCGCTCGATTGTCGCCGTAAGCCCCGGTTCCAGCCTCGGGGCCGAGGGGCGTCTGACCGCTTTCGGCCTCGCCATTTGAGCAACAGTTTCGTGGATTTTCGGGGCTGTCGTCATGCTGTGCTTTTACCAGAAACGGCCCGGCAGTACAACGAAATCCGCGTCAGAACTCCACCGTCACC